GAATGGGGCGATCTGGACGATTGACGGTGGCGCGGCCGGCGCTCCGCTGACGCCGCTCAGCAATCGGGCGGACCCGATCATTGAAGTCGGCTCGGCCGCGATCCCGCCGCTCATCATCAACTACGATCTGCTGTATGTCGAGGCCAACGGCGGCGCGGTCAGCACCATTCTGTATAATCAGAGTGGCGGGGCCAGCAAGGTCGGGCAACAGCTCAGCGTGCTGGCCTCGCACCTGTTCCGCGACCAGTTCGGCAAGACGCGCGAGATCAAGGAATGGGCGTGGGCGCGGACGCCCTACTCGGTCGTGTGGGCCGTGACGACTGACGGCGCTCTGCTTTCGTTCACGTTCTTGCGGGAGCAGGAAGTGTTCGCGTGGGCGCAGCACTCGACCAGCGGCCGGTTTGAGAGCGTTGCGGTCGTGCCCGAGAACGGGCGGGACGCTGTCTACTTCGTCGTGCGCCGGCTTCGTAGCACAGGGGCGGCCGATTACGAAGAGCGGCGGATGGTCGAGCGGTTTGTCCCGCGCGACAATTGGGAACTGGCCGAGGACGCTTTCGCTGTCGACAGCGGTCTGACGACCGCTCTGACCTACCCGGCCGCGGACGTTGAGATCGAGAACGTCACCGGCAACGCTGTGGGCGGCACGTTCGTGCTGAAGGCGCGAGGGGCCGGCATCTTCGCGTCCGGCGACGTAAACAAGATCGTGCGTATCGGGGGCGGTATCGGTCGCGTGTCCCAGTTCATCTCGACAAACCGCATCCGTGTCGAGATCACCACGCCCGTGCCGCTGCTCGACAGCGATATCGTCGACTTCCCGGTCGCCTCCGGCAACTGGTCGATGACGGCCCGGTTCACGACGGTTGCGGGATTGCCGCATTTGCGCGGGCGAACGGTTCGTATCCTGGCAGACGGGCAGGTGCTGCCCGATCAGGTAGTGCCGGCCGGGGGTTCGTTGACGTTGCCGCAGGCGGCCTCGCGCGTGACGGTCGGGCTGCCGTTCAAATGCCAGCTTCAGACGCTCCCGCTCGATGTGCGCGAGGGCGAAATCCAGGGCCGGCGCCGTCGCGTCCACGCCGTTACGATGAAGGTCACGAAGACGCGCGGCATCACGGTCGGCCCGAGCTTCACGGAGATGGAAGAACTAGACGAGAAGTTGCCAGCCGTGCAGAGCACCCTACTGCTGGAAGGTGATTGGCGCTCAACCATCCCGGCGATCGTCGATACGGCCGGGCAGGTTTGCGTGCAGCAGGCCCAGCCGTTGCCGGCAACCATTCTCTCGATCACGCCGGAGGTTGATGTTGGCGACGATGCGTAGGCTGACGCGGTTCACGGAAGATCGGCTAGGGGAGCTGCCCGAGATGTCGAGCATCGCGCGCGAGGAGATGCAGCTTGCGGACGTGCGGCGGGTGCTCGCCAATTCGAACGAGGTCTACGCGGTTGAGGCGGACGGGCGGATCGAGGCCATTGTTGGGCTGTGCGGGCAGATGTTCGGCAGCAGCGTTGGGATGTGGCTTGCCTGCACGCAGTACGCGGGCGTCGGGTTTGCCCGGTTCATGCGCGCGGAACTGGCGCGGAAGCTGACCGAGTTCGACGAAGTCTTGGCCGAGACACAAATCGATTGCTGGAAGAGCGAGCGGTTCCTATACTGGCTCGGGTTCCGGTGCGTCGGGCAGAGTCGGGTCGGCCTGCTTTGGAGGGCTTCGCGGTGACGGTCGCGACGGCAATTGCGGGCGGGGTGCTTCAGGCGGCGGGAACGTTCGCGGCCGGGCAGCAACAAGCGGACAACTACGCGGCCGAGGCTGCCGCGAATAGGTATCGGGCGCAAGTCGCAGCGAACAATGCGGCGATTGCGAAACAGAACGCCAAGTTTGCGCAAGCGGACGCGGATCGGGCGACTGCGCGCGGGCAGGCCGGTGCCTTTCGACAGGACTTGCAGACCCGACAGGTGCTTGGTGAGCAGATCGCCCAGCAGGGCGCGAGCGGCTTTGACGTATCGAGCGGGAGTACCGCGGCCGTTCGCGACAGCACGCTTATGGTCGGCCGGATGGACTCCGCGCAGATCGTCGAGAACGCCTCGGTCGACCGCTTCAACGCGATGATCCGCAAGTACAATGCGCGGGCGAGCGCGAAGAACGCGCAAGCGGAAAGCGGCCTGTATAGCATGGCGGCGCAGACGGCCGACAGTAACGCGCAGGCGGCGTCGCTCGCGGCTTATATCAATACGGCGGGTAGTTTGCTCGGCTCCGCCAGCAGCATTTCAACGAAGTGGACCGGGATGTCGAGCCCGTTCGCGATGGGGGCGGGACTGTAATGGCGCGCGTTCCGTATAGCGGGGTCACGACGGTTGACCCGACCGGGCAGCAAACCGGGCAGTTGCAGGAGCAGCGGATCGGCGGCGTCAGCGCCGCGGCGTTCGGTGGGGGCGGGCGCGACGGCGTTGGCGAAGCACTCGCGGGTCTCGGGCAACAGATGCAGCAGTCCGCGTGGGAATGGGAGAAGCGCCAGCGCGACACGCTCCGCACGACGGCCGCGGTCGAGTGGACCAACTTTCAGGCCGAGAATGATGCGGCCGTGATGAAGATGGAAGAGCAGGCGCCCGCGAACGGCATCGGGCACGCGAGCGGCGTTGCCGGCGCGCTCACACCCGCGCTCGACAAGTGGCTCGCCGCCCAGCCGAAGTGGCTCCAGGAAGAGTACTCGGTCCCGGCCACGCGGTACTTCGCCACCCGCTACAATCAGGCCCTAACGTACGAGGCCCGGCGGCAAGACCAGTTCGCGACCATCAACATCGAGAAACTGACCGTTGAGAAGTCGAATCGTGTTAACGCCAATCCGGCGGAAGCGGATGCGGCTATTGCTGAGACCGGCAACTTCATCAAGGGAACGACGCTCAACCCCACGCAGCAAATGGCAGCGGAGCACGCCGCCGCCGTCACATTGCGAGCGGCCCAACTGAAGGCGGAAGCGCGGCAGAGTCCTTGGCTTACGCAGAAGGGCGGGGCGGAGAGGTTGCGGGCGCGGGAGTCGTCGGGCGACTACACGCGCGTGAATGAGTGGGGGTTTGCGGGCGCGTACCAGTTTGGGGCGCCGCGGCTGGCCGAGCTTGGCGTCTTCACGCCGGCCGGGAGCCTCGAAGGTTGGAACAACACGAAGGGCCGCGAGACGAAGTGGCAGGGGACCTGGAACATCCCCGGCTTCCCGGAGGTCCGTAATCTCGGCGACTTCATCAACAACAAGGCGGCGCAAGATGCCGTGTTCGCGCTGCACGAACAGCGCATGGACGCGACGATCGCGGAACGTGGTTGGGATCGGTTGATCGGGCAGACGGTCCGCGGCATCCCGATCACGCGCGAAGGTCTCCGGTACGGTATGCATCTTGGCGGGCCGGGCGGCGTCGCTGCATTTCTCGAAGGCAAGGATCGGCAGGACGCCAACGGCACGAAGGTCGCCGACTACATTGCGATGGGCCGCTATGGCGCGGGCACGATCGCGGACGATCCGAAGTACAACTTGCTCCCGCCGGAGCAGAAGGATGCGCTCGTGCGCGACGGCGAGCGCGAGTTCCGCCAGCAGCAGGCCGAGGCTGATGCCGCCAGCAAGGTTGCGTACGCGCAGCGGTACGATAACCTGTGGAAAGACGTGAACGATGGCAAAGCCGGGGCGAGCGAGATCATCACGGCACGCGAGACGTGGCTGACCGAGCCGAAGGACATCGCGCAACTGGAGAACTTGCTGGCGCAGTCGCAGCGGAAGGTCGTTGATCTCGCGGACGCGCAGGCGAAACTTTCGGACCCGACGTATATGTGGACCGGGACCGAGAGCGACAACAAGCGGCTCAACCTTGCGTACGAGGCGCAGGGTGGGAACGCTGCGATCGGAAAGATGGACCAGCGGTGGATGGACACGGTCGGCCATCAACTGGTCCGCCAGACCGGGTTCGCGCCGCCCGATATGGTCAAGGCGCTGGAGACGATGGCGCGGCAGCCGAACGCGCAGCGCATGACGTGGGCGATGCAGCAGCTCGACCGCATCCAGGCGGATGTGCCGGGTGCGCTACCCGAGAAGTTGGCGGACAGCGTCGCGGTGTGGCGCCGCCGGCAGCAGTGGCTCACGCCCGAGCAACAACTTGAAGCCGTCGTCAAGGACCAGGACCCGAACGAGCTGGCCGGCCGCCGGAAGCGGATCGACGATGCGTTCAACGGGCAGAAGAGCCCGATGAATGAGGTCGACGCGACCGAGGTGATTGGCGAGATCACGGGCGCGGGTTGGTTCGCGAGCGGCGCGGGCGTCGACCCGCTGCGATCGGTGCCGCAAGCGGTTATGGATCAGTTCTCGGGCGAACTTCAGTCGGGCGTCCGTTCGTTTATGGAAAGCGGGCTCGACTTCGACAACGCGCTGTCCGCGACCAAGGAAAAGCTCGGCCGGTCGTGGGGCGTCTCGCCGGTCGGCCGGAACGGCTTGATGAAGAACCCGCCGAGCAAAGCGGGCTACATCCCGGTCAATGGCAACTACGAGTACATGGACTTCCAGGTACGCGAGGCGATCGCGGCGCACGGGGTCAGCAAGAACCTTGTGAACGAGACTGAGTGGACGTTCTTCAAGCCGAACTTCGATTTGTCGATTGGCGTCCCGGTCGAACGGCCGTACGTCCTTGTCGGTGACGGCACGACGCAGTCCGAGATCGACGCCAAGCGGTTGCCGTCGTACGACCTGATGTACTTGAACGACCAGAAGATTTGGACGAGTGCCGGCCGGATCACGTTCGACCCGCAGAGGTACGTCGAAGCGGCGAAAGCCGATCCAGTACTACGGGCTCGGCAGGATGCGTTCGAGAAGCGGAAGCGGCGCGCAGCAGGACCGATTGAATGAGCATCACCGACGTTGACGTTCCGCCGCTCGCGTTCGCCCCGCCGCCGGTCGAGCCGACGCCCGAACCGAGCCTGCCCCAACCGTTCGTCGAGCGCAGCTCGCGCGTCGGCAACCTCTCGCCGCAAGACCCGTTCGTCGCCGAGCCCGAGCAGACGTTCTTCGAGAAGTTGCGGGACAGCTTCGAGATCGACAACGACGTTGTGGCTGCGTACCAGATTATGACGCGGGAGCAGTTCGCGCCGAAGCCCGGCTATGATCTGGCCGCGCATCTGGAGCAGACGTACCCGGACCTTTTGCTTAACAACCGAGATGCGTTCGGCATCTCGGGTTCGCCGGAGGAGACGGACGCGATCGCGGCCCGCATCCGGAACGAACAGGCGATCCGCAGTCGGCAGGCGAGCGGCGGGTTCGGCGGGTTCGTGGCCGGGGCGGTCGCCGGGACGGCCACACCGCTGTCGCTGATGCCCTACGTCCGGTTCGCTAAGTTGGGGCGGGAGGCGGTCACGGCCGCGGCTGCGCGCCGGTACGGGGGCGGGGCGCTGGAAGGCGCCGTGAACGTCGGGGCGGCCACGCTCGCGCAGGAGGCCGTTTTGCAAACGGCCCAGGAGACTCGCGACCAGTGGGAGACGGTCGCGAACGTCGGGGCCGGGATGGTTCTTGGCAGCGTGCTCGGCGCCGGCATCCGGTTCTTCTCGCCGGTCGAGGTCGAGCAGATGCGCGACCTGACTCGGGCGGTGCTGGAAGATGCGCCGCTCCCGCCCCAACGCGCCGAGCAATACGGGCCGGCGACCCGCACGTTCGCCGGACAATTCCCCATCACAGGCTACCACGGTACGGGCGCCAACTTTGAGAAGTTTGCGGCGGACAAACTCGGGGCTGTGACCGGCGCGGAAAGTGCCGAGATGGGGTTCTTCTTCTCGAAGAGCCCGGAAACCGCCAACACATACGCTGCGCTTGGCCGTGTCCCGCGGCCTGACAATTTCACGCCCGAGGAAACTGCGGCACTTGAAGTGTTACGGCGCCGGGAAATTGCCGCCGAGCGGGCGGGAGACAACGCCGCATACCAACAGGTCTTTGACGAACGGTTGGCTATTTACGAAGGGATCAACTACCGGCTGGCTGGGGGCGGGCCGAACGTCCGTCCGACGCGGCTGCGTATGGACAATCCGTTCGTGTATGATTTCGCGGGGAACGATTACCGCGAGATCACGTTCGCCGACTTGATGCGGCAGGCGCAAGAGGCTGGGCACGACGGCGTTATCTTGAAGAATACGCGGGATGGCGGGCCGGTCGACGATATCTACGCGGTATTCTCGGCCGACCAGATTCGGTCCGCTTACGACCCCATCTTCTTTAGCGAGTGGGCGTTGAAGCAGTATGATGAGCCGATCGGGCCGTCCCAATACGCGGCCGCGATGGCGGATGCGCGGCGAACGGCCGAGATCATGGCGGCCGATGCGCGCGGGGAGATTCCCGGACGAGCTGTTGGTGCCGAAGCTGCGAAGCCGGCGAAACAGTCGGCCGGCATTATGGTGGCGCGGCCGAGTGATGCGAACCGGATTGCAACGAAGGTCGCCGGGGCGGTTCTGCGTACGGGCGCACGGCTCGGGCCGGTCACGCGCGGGCTGGCATCTGCGAACGCGGCGATGCGGACGACGGTCGCGAAGCTGTCCGACACCGGCCTGACGTTGCAGGAAAATGCGTTCGTCCTGAACGAGAAGGGCGAGCCGGAACAGTACACGGTCGCACCCGGCGGGACGGCCGAGAACCGCTCGAAGTCTTGGTACGGCAATCTCGCCCGGACCATCTCGTTCATGGACGAGAAGTACTTGGAGTATAAGACGGTCCAGAACAAGGGGCTGTTCGCGAATGTGACGCAACGGATGAAGGATGTTGCGCGGGATCGCGAGCGCCGGAAGGCGGGGCTCGGGCCGCGCGACGCCGTGTTCGATCCGACTGTGACGTGGGCGCGCGTGGCGCTCCGCGATGCGGCCGGCAACCCCGTCCCGCTGACGTGGACAGCGATGATGGAAGAGGCGGACAAGGCCGCCCGCTACGACCCGGCCGTTCACGGGGAGCACCCGATCCCGCAGGTTCGTGAGATCGCCGAGTTCTACCGCAAGACGATCGAGGAGCCGGTCTTGCAGGCGGCCGAGGACGCCGGGCTGTTTGAGGGCTTGCAGCTCGACAAGGACGGCATTCGCCACGTTCTGCGCGAGTGGAACAAGGAGGAGATCGGGCTTAACCGGGGCGACTGGATTTGGCTGTTGAAGCGAAGCTGGGAGCGTCCGCATCAGGAGAACTTCGCGAACGAACTGATGAAGTTCCGCGAGCAGCAACGGCGGGCCGACGAGGATGCGGCCGATGTACTGACGACGCCCGACCAGTACGAGGCGAAGGTTAGCGAGCTGACGCGGGCACTGGAAGATCACGCGAAATCGCGCCCGCTGTTCACGGACGTGGAAGTTGGCATCAAGTCTTGGCAGAAGATCATTCGGGATGCCGAGGCCAAGATGAAGGAGAAGGGGCTGACGGTCGGCCCGCAGATCGAGGAGAAGATTGTCGCGAACGCGAAGGCCCGGCTCGAAGGGCTGAAGGCGAGGCAAAAAGATTTGAAGGCGCAGTTCGGCGACCAGTACACGGACTGGATTGCGGAGCGCAATCGGTTGCGGCAGCGGTTGACGCGCGTGCGGAGCAGTGCGGGCGGACTGGAGTTGAAGGCCGAGCGGGCGATCGGCGAGGCCGAAGAACTGGAAAGCGCCAACATCGACGCGATGCAGGCGATTATGCAGAAGGGCGCGGACTTCGCGGCCCGCGCGGATGCGCTCGACGATGCCGAATTCGACGCGGCGATTTCCGCTTTGCGGAACCAGTTCGCGGACGTGGCGGCCAAGTACGACGCGGCCGAGGAAGCGGCGTTCGCGGTTGATGGCCCGGCGCAGCAGGCGCGGGCGGAGAAGCTGACCCGGATCGCCGAGCGGCTGGAACGGCTGGAGTCGTTCGACCGGGCCGGCGCGATGGCCGAAATACAGAACGCGATCGAAGCTGTTGCCGTTCGAGTTGAGACGCAGAACTTTCGGCGGACGCTGCGGGCGAACAAATTGCGCGAGGACGCGGCGACGAAGTACGACCCGAAGCGGGCGCGCGACATGGCGAAGCGGACGCGCGAGCGGAAGCAGGCGCGCGAGGATGCGTTCGTACGGAAGTGGGAGGAGATTGCGCAGGCGGCGCCCGGCACGGCCGTTGATTTGGAGGCCGGCACGCTTAATCTCAGCGACGCGAGTGGAGAAGTCGCCGAGGCCATCACGCAGAAAATTCTCGGCAGCGAGATCACGATCAACCCGCTGACCGACATGCTGGCGGACGCGCGCGGCGCTGAACTGGCGCGGACGCTGCGGTTCCTCGACGACCGGGAGGCGGAGCGGTTCATCAACCACGACCTTGATCGGCTGGCAAAGACGTACATCCGGCAGATCGCGCCCGACATCGAGATCAAGAAGGTGTTCGGGTCGCTAACGTTGAACGAGCAGCAAGCGGCGATCACGGCGGAATGGGAGCGGTTGCGCGCGGCCGAGACGGACCCCGAGAAGATCAGGAAGCTATACGCGGCCGAGGAACAGGAGGCGAAGGACCTTCAGACGGTTGTTGACCGTCTGCGAAACCGGCGGGGTGTCCCGGACGATCCGTCGTCGTGGACGTACCGGCTCGGGTCGACGGCGATGCTGCTCAACTACACCCGACTGCTGGGCTTGCAGGTGCTCGGGTCGGTCGCGGACCTTGGCAAGCCCGTCTTCCACATGGGGTTCTCGCGGGCGTACGGGGACATTATCGAGCCGCACGTCCGGGCGTTGCAGGACCCGGCGATGGCCCGGTTCGTTGAGCGGGCGAAGGACGAATTGTTCTCGGTCGGCATCGGGACCGACATGACGCTCGACATGCACTCGCTGATCCAGGCTGATATGGTGCAGGACCTTGTTCAGCGAAAGAGCTTCGCGGGCAAGGCGCTGGAGCACGCAAGTGGCCGGTTCGGTCTCGTTAGTATGATGGCACCGTGGAACAAGGTCGTCAGGAACTCCGTGGGGATGGCGGTCATAACCCGGCAGATGCGGGCGATCGAGGCGACCGTTGCGGGCAAGGCGAGCGCCGAGCAAACTGAGGAGCTGTTGCGCGCGGGCATCGACGACTATTACGCGAAGCTGATCTGGCGGCTGATGACCGAGACGCCCGATGGCGGCGAGCAGTTCGCGAACGGCATTTGGTTGCCGAACAGCGAGAAGTGGACCGGCCGGGAGGGCAGCGATGCTCGGCGCGCGCTCGCCGCCGCGGTGCAACGCGAAGTGAATATCATCAACGTGCAGGGCACCTTGAACAAGCCGCGTTGGGCGGACGAGCATATCGGTCTGCGGCTGATGTTCCAGTTCCGCAACTTCGGCTGGGAGAGTATGACGCGGACGATTGGCGCCGGGTTGCAGGCGCGGAATGCGGCAACGTTGCAGGGCGCGGCCAGCATGATCGGGCTTGGCATCTTCAGCTATGCGATCCGATCGTACTTGGCCGGGGGCGAAACGGCCCGCGAGTTCCGTGAGATGCCGTGGCCGGCTGTTGTTGCGAAGGGCATCGACCAGTCGGGCTTGCTCGCGAGCATCAACGACGTGACGCGGATTGCGGAGGCGACGGCACTCGGCGGTCCCGCGAACTGGCTGGGCGCCGAGCGCCGGTTCCCGCCCGATTACGTCGGCCTGATGTCGGCGGTGCTCGGCCCCGGCTTCGACCTTGGCACGCGCAGCGCCAAGATCGGCAGTGATGTGTTCGAGGAGGCCGCGCAGCAGATGGGCGCCGACGTGTCGGGCGGGATCAACGGGTACACCGTGCATAACTTCCGCATGCTGTGGGCGTTCCAGAACACGCAGCCGTTCGCGCACGGGTTCGACGCGGTCGAGAAGGGTGCGGTCAAGTTGTTCGGGCTGGACCCGCGTCGGGATCAGTGAAAGACGGCCGGTCCGGCCTCGTACGCTTTCATGCCCTTCGAGTCCATCTTCATGACCAGCATCTCGGCCTCAACCATGACCGCGAGGACGCGCTGGATGTCGTTGCCGTTGATGCGTTTCGCGAGGAACGTCATGACGGCCGGATGGCGGACGGGGTCGCCGGTTCGTTGGTTCTCACGCATCACGAAATCCCAGGTATCGCGCATAGCGATGGCGTCGCCGCCGGTTTGCATCGCGACGAAAATGCCCGGCATGTTCCGCTCGGCCTCGCTCAACCAGCCGAGCGCCCGCTGGTAGTCTTCGAGCGTGATCGTTAGATCGCTGCCGCGGGAGGCGGAGGCGACCATGCAGAGCTTCATCATGTGCGCGGTCCGGCGGCCGTTGTAGTTCTGCAAGCGCGGGTGCGTGACGCGGGGCGGGCAACCGGCGTTGTTCCAAGCGATCATGGCGGCGGCAGCTTCGTCGGTGAATAGCATCTCGCCGCCGAGCGCGAACAGGCGTTTGGTCTCGGAGCGTAGAATGCTGTGCCGGGCGTCGGCCGCGGCCATCTGTGCGCCGAGCATCAGCGGGATCGTGGTCTCGCCCGCGCTGTAGACGAGAATCGTGCGGGAGATGAATCCGCTTTCCCATGCGGTTATCGGGAGGGTGTCCGAGAGGTAGTTGGGCGGGCAGCAGCCGAGTAGGTTGAGCCATGTGTTTTCGATGAAGATTTTCAGATCGCCGCCCCTCTTCTCCTCGCGATAGGGTTCGCAATCCCACAAGTCGGTCAGATGAGCCATGAACTCGCTGTCCCAGCCGGGGATCAGCACGGCCAGTTCGCGGGCGTACGCGGTCAGCGCGTTGAAGTGGTCGGGCATGGCGCCGGGGTGCGGGACGATCCGGTTGGCTTTCGCTAGCGCGTCGATCAGCGACGCTCGCGAGACGTTATTCGGGGCGAAGTGCAGCTCGCTGATCTCCTGTGGGTACGACATGGCTTGGTTGGCCGCGACCGATTTGCCGCTGGCCGGGGAACCGACCAGGACAATGAACAGGTTCGGGTAGGTGTGCCCGAAGTTGCTGCGCAACCACACCCGGCGTTCGAGCGTGGCCGCGACAGCCGAGATCGCGGCCCAACGCCGGAACAGTTCCGGGGAGCCACGAGCCTTGCTGTACTCGACGAACGTATCAACCCAGTCGGTCACGGGCGGACGCGGGTCCGGTTGTCGTGGCCCTTCCAGCCGATCAAGCCGTCCGGGTTGCTACCGTCCTTACCGGGCTCACCAAGGTTCCACCCCGTCTGTACGTCACAAGGGACGAAGAACTCCCGTCCGGCACGAAGCTCCAACGGCGATCGCATCGCGGGCACGACCAATCCAATGACTTCAGCTTCGCGTTCCTCAGGATATTGGATGACTAGCGAATCGTGGACCTGCAACATGATTTGAGCACAGTTGAGTCTCCATACGTTGAGCATAGCTCGGTTGATCTCGTCAGCCGTCATTGACTGGCCTTGGTACGCGATGGCTTCGCGAAGCGTGGCATCATCGTCGCGGCGGCCCCAAAAGGTGCGGCGCCGGCCGAACAGGTTCGTGAGCTGGCCGCGCTCCCGGATTTCCCGTTTCGTCCACTGATGCCATTCCTTGATCTCGGGGAAGGCCCCGAAATAGCGGCGCTGGAAGTCCTCGATGATCTTGGTTTCGACCTTTGTATGCTTCGCCATTGTCCGCGGGGTGCCGTAGTAGTTAGTCCCGTGGCCGAGCTTCTTCGCCATGTCGCGGTAGCTTAGGTGGCGGTAAGCTTTTTGGTCGGCAACGGCTCGCCATTTATCAGGATCGTCACCCCACGCAAGGTCGAACCAAGCGAGTTTGCAAACAGTTGTGTGAAGATCGCCGGATTCGGTAGCGTCAAGGTAAGCATCTCTTCCGAAAAGATCGTAACAGATTGCTCCCACGTTTCGTGCGTCAGCTTGAGCGAGATCGATATTGGCGAACTTGCATCCACGGTCCGCAACGAGCACTGACCGTAAACGCTTCTCAACGTTTTGAAGATTTCCTCCGGTACCAAAATCTCCAAGACTAGAAGAGAGCCGACCTGTTTCTGTACCCGCGATATTGAAATTGGATCGAATGCGTCCGTCTGGATCGATCTCAGTCGTAAGAACAGATATTTTCTTCGCGACATCTCGCATGGCAAGGAGGTGGGCGACGAGCGGCTGGGCGATCCAGTACGCCGCCAACTTTTCCAAGCAGTCGCGATCGACTGAAGGGGCCATTTTGCCATGGGCGTTCCTCTTGCGCTGGACAGGGAGCTGCATATAGGCGTAAAAGAGACGCTTGATCTGGTCGGGCGACTGCCAGTTCTCCAGCGGGAAGCCGACGCCCTCGCGGACGATCATGTAGAACTGCTCTTCCAGCGTCGAGAGAAGCGAGCGGAACTCACGGACGACGCGGCGGCGCTCGTCTTGGTCGACGCGGAGGCCGCGCATGTTCATCTGGAGGATTGGGGACTGAAGGTCGAGCGAGAAACCGTAGGTTGCGCCCGAGACGTTGTCCAGGTCCGGCCGCATCGCGTGCAGGCATTCTAGGGTGACGCAGCAGTCGAGCCCGTTATATAACCAATCCGTCTGCTCGGCCGACATTCGCTGCATCGACTGGGGCGTTACGTCCTTCGTTTCGATTATCAGCATCACGATCGGCCTTGATTGCGGACGCGAGGAAAGATGTCCAAGTAGAGGCGTTAAGGGCCTCGGTGTGGGAGATGACGGGCCAGCCTGCGAGGACGCGCTGGAACCAGAAGCGGGACATTTCGTCCCACTGGCCGGCGGCCGGTAGCGGTTCGTTCTTCAGTAGATGTTCCAGATCGTCGTCGCCCGCGAAGTCCTTATCGAACAAATCGAAGAGCCAAGCCGCGGCAATTCGGTAGTCGATGTGGAAACGGAGAACGTCATCGTATCCGTGGGCGGCAGCTTGCAATTTTACCATACGGTCGTCGGCCGGAGGTGGTGTCATGGTCGCAGTCACGCCGTCGCGCACAATGCGGACGACGCCGGACGGCTCGATCTCCAAACGGCAGCGGCGGAAGATGAGTTCGCGCATCACGATCCCTGAAGAATGAAGGCGCAGATCGGACGGCCGTTTGTCGCCCCGGCGCCGGTGCAGACGTGGCACTTGCCGTCCTGCGACGGCCGGACTTGCTGGCGGGTGTACGTCTGACCGAACTCGACGTCGAGCACTCCGCCGTCCCGTTGCTCGGCGAGCGCATCACAGGCGCGCGGCCGGCAGTCGGTCGAACTACAGCAGTCGGGCGGATACCAGTCGTGGGCGGCGGCTGGGCCGGCCAGTAGCAGGGCGAGTAGAAGTCCCCGGATCATGCTTCCCTCTTGATCGTCTCTAGGTTCTTGCTGCGTTGAAGTTTCCAGGCGGGCTCGTCGGTGTGGATTGAACCAAGGAAAGCGAGTCCCTTACTAAGTTCTGGTTGCAATGCGTGCGATAGAAGCATTGTATCGTCGCTGTAATTGCGAACAGGGATACCGTATCGTGCCCATAGAAAGTTAAGGTCATAGAGTCCATTTTGCCCGACCTTGCGACAGGGTAAGTCGAGCACTCTACGTACGAAAGCCCATGCGCTTCGCTCATCACCCGCGCTAGGCCAATAGCTTCCGCTTTGCTTTCGCATGTCCACAAAAGGGACCACGATTGCGGTCCCGGCACTAGGACTGAAGCCGATACAAGTGATTTGCCCTTTGGCGGTTTCGATGTCGAAAGCAAGTTCGTGAGCCGTCGCCAGATGTTCGTCATAGAGCTGCCTCAACTCGTCGATGGTCTCGGGGATGTAGACAGTTCGGGCCGGCCGGCGGACTTCCGGGAACGCGGCTTCTCGGGCGGCCTTTCGCAGGTCGAGGATGGTGATAGGTCTTTGCGACCAATCACGGATAACTGCTGCGGGGTGATAAGTTGGGAGAACTTTAAGTCCCTCCACGTTGATGGGGGCCCCCAACAAACTTCCGGCGGTAGTTCCACGTATCCGAGAAATTCCCCCGTAGTTGAGTAGACACCAAGTTGCGGTTCCCCCGAGCGCGACAATGACGTTAGGGCGAAAGTCCAGTAGCTCTTCTCGGAGGCGATCCACTTCCGCCAAATACTTATCGAGGATATACTTTCCTGAAGATAAAGGCGCAAACCGATGTCGGACATCTTTCTTCATCCCGCAGAGGTTGGCGATGTCGTTCGTGGGGGTCGGGCGGAGGTTGAAGACGTTAGTCAGAAGGCACTGGGAACGGTCGATGCCGGCCGCGCGAAGCATTCCGTCGAGCACGCGACCGGACGGGCCAACGAAGGGCATCCGCTCGCGTTCTTCCTCGGCACCCCAGGCTTCGCCAACGAGGGCGATCTTACCGCTCACGCTTGCCCCCGGCCGTCTCGCTGACAATCTTGTAGATCGCGTCCTTGGTCGTGCCGAGAAGTTCGGCCAGCTTCTCGTACCTGTAGTCGTTGCGGATGCGGCTGAGGCGGCGCAAGGCATCGGCCGCTGCGTTGATGTGGTGCAGCACCTGCTGGAAGGTGGCGTACTCGTCTTCGGTCGGGGGGTCGATTTTGGGGAAGAGGAGCTTGCTCATGGCGGGTTCGGGGGGCCGAAGCCCCCCGCTCCTCTCAATCGTTGCGCGCGCGGACGGACTTCACGTTCGCGAACGTGTCGTCGTCCTTCTGCGTCCACACAACCGTCGCCATGAACTCGCGGCCGATCGTGTCGTTGAGCGCCTTCGGGAGCCCGCCCTTGCCGGCCGGGATTTCCACGTCGAGCGTTTCTTCGAGGAACTTCTTCAGCTTGAACATTCCGCCGTCGTCCTTGTCGCCCGGACGAATCCAGATCGAGTGGCGGAGGAACTTCCCGACCACGTTGCCGTCGTACTCGGACAGGTCCACGTCGTCGGTCGCGCTGACAACGCGCAGCGGGAACTCGATGATGATGGCGCCGTCGTCCCGCTCGGTGTGGGTGGGGACGGCGCGGACGGCGACAACGTACTCGCCGACCGGGAGCGGCTTCGGGCGTTCGACGGTCGAGAAGTCGGTATCAGCAATGTTGGCGAAGGAGGCCATGGGGTCAAATCACCTTGTTGGTTTGGTAGGACTGTTTGATTTCGTCGTCGGGCTGGTCAGGCGGCGGGGACTGGGATTGCTCCTCTATTAAAGTAGCGGTAGCCATAAGCTGGGCGGCTATGAGCCGGGCCAGCGCAGGCGTCATTGGTTGAACTTCAACGCGGGTATCGTTTGTAATGTAAAGCAATACCCGTGTTTCATCACAAGTTTTAGGGCTCTTTCCGATTCCAACAGCTACTCCGAACCCAGACATCACCGCGCCCCCGCCTGTTCGAAGAAGGTTGCGAGCCCGGTTGCCTGCGGCAGGACGCCCTTCTCAGGCAGCTCAAGCATCGTGGTCTTCAGGTCGAGCAGAGCGGTCGGGATGCAGCGAAGTGTGCGCTCGGCGTCCTTGGCGCCCGAGTTGCTGGCGCGGGTCTCGCACGCGAGCAGCGTGTTGAAGTAAGCGGGGATGCGCGGGCCGAGTGCTTTGCCGATCGCGGTCGGGTAGCCCTTGGTCGAGCCGTCCTCGCGTGTGGTCCAGTTGATGTGCGAGATGACGATGACGTGCGTCTTGAAGCTGTCGGACGTGAGCTGCGCGATCACCGTTTCGAGCGCGTCCT